CTGTGATGGAGACGGCCATCAACAAGGCGGCCACGGTCGCCGTTGAGGCGGCGCTCGCCAGCCGCCCCAACCCGCCCGCCGCTCACGCCCCCATCACCGGCACGGACCTGCAGCTCGACCTCTCCCAGGACACCCGTCAGAAGCGCCTGTATGCGGCCCTGGGCCTCCGGCTCAAGTCCGCATACCTCGGCATGGCCGGCAACTTCGGGCTCGCGAAGGAGGACAAGTACAAGCGCCTGGGTGCGTTCCTGGAAAGGACGAAGGCCGCCGGCCAGTTCCTCTCCATCTTCGACCAGGGCGGTGCGTTCGCACGGGAGACGGTGTCCTCCGAGTTGGTCGAGCTCTGCCGCCCCAACAGCATCCTCATGGCTGCCGGCGTCCGGACCGTCTCCGACTATGGCGCCCAGTTGACGATGGGCACCATTGACGAGGGCGTGAAGGTGCACTGGGTCGGCGAGGGTGAGCCCGCTCCGGTGGCGACGGTGAAGGGAGGCCGCCTCGTCCTCCAGGCGCACAAGCTCTCGGCGACTGGGCGTCTGTCCAACGACCTGCTCCGCCTCGGCACCATCGACGCCGCCGCTGTCGTTGGTGAGGACATGGCCGCCGCCATCGCCCTGGAGATTGACACCGTCGGGCTCAAGGGTGACGGCGTGGCCAAGCCCAAGGGTGTGCGTGGGCAGATGGATGTCGGCAACAGCAAGCCCGCGGCGGGTAACACGACGGCCAACAAGATTACCGACACGGATGGGCTGCTGGCCGACGTCGCCAAGGCCAACATTCCTGGAGGAGTGCGCGCCAGCCGCGGCTTTTACTACTCCGACACGGAGACGTTCCACGCACTCAAGCAGACGCGCGACAACGCGGGCTGGGTCTTCCCCGAGCTGCGCGACTCGGAGACCCCGACCATCAACGGGCGCCCCTACTTCTACTCCGAGACGCTGGCCGGCGACGACATCCTCGGATTCGGCCTCGCGACGCAGCTCATCCTCGGTATCGCCACGCCGCTGGAGGTGGCCATGGGCGAGAACGGCACCGACTTCTCCGCGGACATGATCACCATGCGCGGCATCACCCTCGTGGACTTCCTGCTCCGCTACAAGAAGGCGTTCGCCGAGCGGACCGGGATCCCCTACTGACGCGCGCCCTGGGCGCGTGCCAGCACCGCGCTCGTCGGTACGCGCCCTCCCCCTCCCACCCTCTCACCGGAGTACGCATGCATCCCGACAGAACCGATATCGGCTACCGCTACAAGGCAGACACCCAGGCGCTGCCACCCTCCATCCAGTCCGCCGGCACCCGGAACGGCGACGGCATCGACATCACCGCCTACGGCTCCGGGACGCTGGTGGCGAACATCGGCGCCGTCGGCGCCGCCCCCACGGCGACCTCCATCACATACGCCCTGGAGACGAGCGAGGACGGCACGGACGGCTGGGTGCCGCTGACCGACCTCAACGGAAATCAGTTCTCCACCGACGCCATCACTACCGGTGACACGTGCGTCGAGTTGGACTTCACGCTCCAGTACATCACGAGGACGCACCGCTTCCTGCGCGTCGTGGAGACGGTGGCCTTCACCGGGGGCACCAGCCCGGACGTCATCGCCGGGGCGACGCTCGTCCTCGGCGGCGGCCAGCGCCTGCCCCTGTGAGGTGAACGCCCGTGCCCGCACCTCAAGACCTCGTGACGTCCGAACTACTCCCGCTCACCGCGCGCGCCGCGGTTGAGCCGGCGCGGCTCGGGCTGTTCATCACCGCCGTCTCCGATGCCCTCGCGGCCTACGTGGGCTATCCCCTGCACCAGCGGCTGGGGGTGGTGGAGACGGTGGCGGGCACGGGCGCGCCGCACCTCTGGCTGCGCGGCGGTGCCGTGCGCCGGGTGGTGCGCGTGGAGGTGCGCGGCGTGGAGCTGGAGCCGGATGCCTACGCGCTCGAGTCGGCCCTGATGGGCCGTCTGGTGGCGCGTCGGCACCGATGGCCCTTCACTGGCACCTGGTCGCCGGGGGTGTCCTCCACGCCGATGGAGGCCCAGGACACGGGCGAGGTGGTTGTCACCTACGACGCGGGCTGGGTGACGCCGGGCCAGCGCGCGTTGAACACCAGCCTGGAGGTGGACCTGCCTGCCGCCATCCAGCTTGCCGCGGTGGAAGCCATCACCGCGGCCGTCTCCCGCGATGGCAAGCCGGGCGACGTCGCGTCCGAGTCCATCGGCGGCACCAGCATGTCGTACTTCGCCGGCCCGGACGGCGGGCGCACGGCCATCCCCACCACGACGCTCCAGATGCTGGGGCCCTACCGCAAGGGGAGACGCTGATGGCGCTCATGGGCCATGCCTTCCGGCAGGTGTTCCACCTGCAGCGGCTGGTGCGCACCACCGCCCGGGGCGAGCACGAGTACTCCGAGCCAGAGCCGCACCGCTGCCGCTACGAGGGCACGATGAAGCGCGTCATCACTGCCGACGGCGACGAGCGGCTGTCGGAGGGGCTCATGCGCTGCTCTGTCGAGGTCAGGACGGATGACAGGGTGTTCCCCCCGGGCACGATCCCGGACGACGAGGACGCGGGCAAGCAGCCCCTCCACATCGCTACGCAGTACAACCTCATGGGCGCGGTGGACCACTACGAGGTCTACCTGTGACGCCCCGGGACGTTGAGCTCGAGCTGGCCGCGTACCTGGAGGCGGCAGGGCTGGACCTCTCCACCACCAGCAACCCGCCAACCCTCTACCCCGGGCCATTCCCCGTCAGCGCGCCGCAGCGCTTCGTTTGTGTCCGCCACACGGGAGGTCAGTCGGGGCTCTATCTCGGCACGCAGCGAGGGGTGATGGCAGCCGACGTGCAGGTCATCACGCGCGGGCCGAAGGGCAGCTACACGGGCACTCGAGACTTCGCTGTGCGGTGCTGGTCCGCGCTGGACCTGGCGCGGGTGCCGGACTTCATCGACGTGCGCTGCGAGGGGGCGGGGCCCACCTTCATGGGCACTGACGGCGAGGGCGCCCCCCGCTTCGTGTTCAACCTCACGGCGCGCTACACCGCGTAGGCGCCGCCCCTTCTCAGGGGCATGGCCGTCAAGGTGTCCTTCAAAGCCCCTGCCCTCGTGCGCCTGCGTCAGCAGCCGCAGCAGGTCCTGCGCGCGCTCGACCTCCCGCTGCGCGATGCGGTGCGCCGGACGCTGGACCTGTCCACCTTCCTCGTCCCGCGTCGCTCGGAGGAGGAGCGCGACGAGCACCGGCGCAACGCCAACGGCGTGCCGGAGAAACCGCTCGCCGACACCGGGTTCATCAGCGGGCCCGCGTACAACATGCAGCGCCTCTCCGTCTCGTGGAGCGCTGGGTATGAGCACCCCTCGGCGGGCCCCATTCACGAGGGATTTCACTGGGGGGACCAAATCATCCGGCCCCCGCCGCACTTTTTGAAGAAGGCCTTCCGGAAGTCGCGCTCCGTCGCTCGAAAGGGCGTCGCGCAGGTGCTGGCCACGTACCTCCAGAAGCAGTTCCCCCGTCGATAGGAGCACCGCCCAATGGCAGACCCGGTTATCGCTTACATCCACGCCATCCACCTTGCCGCGACGGCGTCCGAAGCGCCGTCCGCGAGCAACAAGATGGACGGAATCTCAGACGCGCCGGTCAACATGACGGCGGACACGGTGGAATCCAGCTACCTCGGCCAGGACAACGGCTGGAAGCGCAGCATGACGACGGCCAAGAGCTTCCAGATTCCGATCTCGGGCCACCTGATGCGCAACGACCCGACGCACATCCTGCTGCGCAACGCCTTCATCAACCACGAGACGGTGTGGCTGCTCATCGTCGAGGACGAGTCCGCGGCCCCCGGCAGCCAGGGCCACCGCTACCCCGTGAAGGTGACCTCCTACGAGGAGGGCCGCACCTCCACGGACGTCGTCACCGTCTCCGCCACCCTCACCGGCCAGGGCGCGCCCAGCGCGCTGTGAGCCATCACCCGTCGTCCCCCAGGAGGAAGCACCATGGAAGGACTCACCCTCAAGCAGCGCCTCGCTCAGAAGACCCGGAAGCTGGTGAAGACCGTCGAGTTGGATGGCGACAAGGTGGACCTGCGTCGCCCCACTCACAAGGAGCGGGTCGCCGTCCTCAAGCTCATCGAGGACGCAAACGAGATGCCCAACAACGCCGAATCGACGGAGGTCAGCCAGGCCAATGCAACGGGGGGCAACCTCCGCGGAATCTCTCGCATGGTCGCGTGCGTGCTGTACGACCCGGAGTCGAAGCTCCGCCTCTACGACCCGGCCGACCCGGGCGACATCGACGCCATCTACGGCGCGCCCTGGCTGGAGGACGTCACGGCCGACGCCCAGAAGGCCTTCATGGGTGGCCTCAAGGAGTCCGTTGAGGAGGCCCGGGGAAACTCCTGAGCGACCCCCGAGAGTTGCTCGTCTTCGCCGCCGCGAAAGCGTTGGGCCAACGACCCAACGACGTCCGCGAGTGGGACGACGACGAGCTCTACGGGCTGGTCGCCTACGGACAGCTTGAAGCCGAGAGCATCAAAGAGAAGGAGAAGGAGGCCACGGCAGGCGCTGCACTGCCGTCCCCTTCGCAGGTGCGGCCCACCGCCCAGCAGGCGACCCGCTCCGTCATCTACCGCGTGGGCCCGAGGCCCAGCACACCGAAGGGGTAGCGCATGTCCGGCGGAGGCTTGAAGGTCGGCGACCTGTACATCGCCGTGACGGCCAGCATCGGCGAGGCCCTCAAGTCCCTCCAGCAACTCGCCAAGGCGACGGAGGACATGGCCAAGGAAATCAAGAAGGCCGCCGAGCCCATCGGCAACATCGGCGCCATCGTGGCCGCGGGCATGGCTGGCGCCGTGGCCGCGGCCATGCAGAGCAATGACAAGCTAAAGGACGAGGTCGGACGCCTCAAGGAGCTGGCGTACACGCTCGCGGCGGACATCGGAGACCTCTTCCTCCCGGTGGTGCGCAAGCTGGCGGACTTCTTCGAGCGCCTGGTCGTCACGTTCCAACGCCTCTCCCCCGAGATGAAGAAGAGCAGCGCGGACGTGGCCGTATGGGTGGCTGGCGTCGGGCTCGCTGTGGGTGCCATCGGGAAGATGGCGGGCGTCATCGAGGGCCTCGCAGGCTCCGTGGGCGTCGTGCTCAAGGTGATGGGGGGACTCCAGAAGTCCACCCTCCTCGCCAGCATCGGCCCCACGCTGGCGGCCGTGGCGGCGCCGGCAGCGGCCATAGCCGCCGCGGTTGCCGGGCTCACCCTGCTGGCCGGCAGCGTCTACGGCGCATGGACGGACACCAGCACCGGGCTCCGCGACTCGGTGATGAGCATCCTCACCAGCATCTCCACTGTCGCGTCGCGCGTCTGGCAACTCCTGACGTCCACGTTCAAGGGACTGGCGGACACAGTCACCGCCATCGCGGGCCAATCCCTTGAAACCATGGCTTGGCTGATTCGCGAGGCAGCGAAGAAGCTCGACCCCTTCGTCAAGGCGCTCCCGAAGACGCTCCAGATGGGGCGATTGACCAAGGCGCTGGACGACGCGCAGAAGGTCACCGGCAAGGACTTGCTCAAGGACCTGCAGAAGGGCGCCGCCTACCTCCAGGCGATGGCCACCGAGGGCGCCCAAGCCATCGCTGAGTCACTGTCCTCCCTCGGCGCGTCCGTCGCGGACATCGCCACCGACGTCGGCAAGGGTGTTGCCGAGGGCTTCGGCAAGTCCCTGGCTGGTACGCGGAAGATGCTCGACGACCTGGGGCTGACTGGCCTGCTGGACTCGCTCATGGCGATGATTCCGGGCCTCGCGTCGGGACAGGCGAACACCCGCACACCGGACGACGGCAGCGCGTCCGGGCGTGAGAAGAGCCTCGCCCAGCTCCAGCGCGAGGAAAGCGAGGCCATGCGCCGAGAAATGGCCGGCGCGGACTACTACGAGGGGTCCTCCGCCGCCGCCGCCTTCGCGCAGTTCGAGAAGGAGGTGCAGAAGTACAAGGACGAGGCCGCGCTCAACCTCGAAATGGAGCGGGAGTCCCGCGAAGAGCTCAAAGAGGCCGTCCTGGAGGCCAACGAAGCGGGCCGGGCCTCCTTCCGCGCTCTCTCCGCGGACATGCGCAGGTGGATGGACGAGGCCCGCGCGGCGATCGCCGCCGCGAAACGCGAGCTGCTCAACCGCGTGGCAGGCGCGATGGGCGAAATCACCACCCTCGTGAACGCCGCCGCGGCCGGATTTCAGGCGGGCGGGCCCATGGGGGCCATCGGCGCCGTCGTCAGCGAGCTGCTGCTCCAGTCCGAGGCGTTCAAGACACTGATGGAGATGGTGTCCGTCGTCATCGGCAGCGTCGCGAACGCCCTCGGGGCCATCCTGGTCCCGCTGCAGCCGCTGGTGGGCGCCATTTCCCTCATCATCGACGCGGTGGTGTCCACGCTGACGCCTGTCTTCACCACCCTCGGCGAACTCGTGGAGCCGCTCGTGCCGCCGCTGGTGCTGCTGGGGCAGCTTCTCCAGGGGCTGGCTCCGCTGCTCTCCGCGCTGGCCCAGGCCTTCCTGGCCATCGTTGCGCCCATCAACAGCATCGCCGGGCCCGTGCTCCGGGAGCTCTTCGGCGTGTTGAAGTTCATCGCCACAATCGTCCTCACCGTCGCCCAGGCGCTGGGGAAGGCATGGAACACCATCGTCGGCGGCGTGCAGGCGGTCATCCGGGGAATCTCCAAAGCGGTGGAGTGGCTCGGAATCGACAGCCTCAAGAACTTCGCCAACTCGCTCGACCGGATGAAGGTGGACACGGACGCGATGGGCGAGTCGCTGAACGCCCTGCGCGACCTCACCTGGGACTCGGCCGAGGCCAAGGCGAAGGAGACGGCGGAGGTGCTGCGGAACACGGCCGCGCTCCAGAAGGCCACGGACGCCCTCACCAACGTGCCCAACGCCTGGAAGGTGGCGTTCCGGCGCTACCAGTCACAGGACGCGCAGGACGGCCCGTCCACGGAGCCCACGCCGACGCCGACGCCCACGCCTCCACCCTCCGGCGGTGGAACAAACGCCCCGCCGACCGGGGACGACGGGATTCTGCGCAACCGTGCTGGAGAACCGTTGCCGGATTGGAAGCAGCCGAACGACCCAAGCAGGCAGTACTCGAAGAGCAGCAACGCCACCGCCGACGCGGCGCCCTACTCCGTCACCATCGTCGGGTACGACCTCGACGAGGCCGTTGAAGCCGGTGCGCGCCTCGTCCGCCAAGAGGCACGACGCCGAGCGTTCCGCCGGAGCGGGCGCACCGAGGGACTTTGACCATGCCCCCTTTCCTCGCCCTCAGTGGGATTCCTATCCCCGTCTCCACCAGGAGCCCCCTCCGGTACTCCCCCACGTTGCTGGGTGAGAAGCGCAGGGCCTTCAGCGGAATGGCGCGCTCGAGCGTGCGGCGCAAGCTCATGACTTACGAGGCCGGCACGGGGCCCCTGCCCCTCGCCGACGCCGCGGCGTTGCGCGCGCTCATCGACGGCGAGGGCAACTCCTGGGCCTTCGCCGGGAACATGCTGTCGAGCCGCGGCCTGTGGCCCTCCACTGTCGGCTCACCGTTGGCGCTGCCGGACCTCGGGCGGTACCAGGGATATGCGCTGGCGTTGAGCGCCGGCCACGCCGTCAGCTGGGCCACGCAACTGGGCGAGGACTGGACGGTCGCGTACTGGGCCCGCGTCTGGGGCGGGTCTGGCGCGCAGTGGCACCACTACGTCCAGCGCTCGGATGGGACAGTGTACGTGGACGCGACGGCGCCAAGCCCTGCCCTGGGGCACACGTGGTCCTTCGACGCCGGCTTCGAGAGCAACTGGGGCCTGCAGCCGAGCGACGTCGATGCGAGTGTCGGCGAGCCCGGACGGTATGGCCAATGCGCGACGTTCGGCGAGTGGACCTCGGCAACGTGGCCCACACAGCTCGGCACCCAGTGGACGGTGGCGTATTGGGCGCGGCTCTCCACGGACGGCACCTGGCACCTCTACATCCACCGGGCAGGATTGCCGCTCAGCCGCGACGGTGTGGTGGGCAGCCATGCGGCCACGGCGGGCGCCCTCATCGCGACCAACGGCAACTACACGCAGTTGCCCGATGGCGCCGTCTACCTCCTGAACCGCCGTGGAACAACAGGGCCCGGCATTCCCAACGTGAGCGGAGCCCCGCTGTTGGTGGATGACCTGGTCGTCTTGCCGTACACGGTGCCCGACTCGTGGGTGGCGCCGTGGTTCGCGGCCACCGCGCCGTTTCGGCTGCCCGGAACCACGGGGCTGGCCGAGGTGGACGACAACGGCGCGCTCTCGGTGCACCACCTGCACGGGGTGGCCGGTGGCTTCCTCAACCCCTCCAACGACTCCCTGTTGGTGAGCGACCTGGTGGCGCTGCCCTACCGCGTCCCCGACGAATGGCTGGCGCCCTGGCGCGACGCAGGCGCCCCTTTTGGTCCCCTGCCACACCACCGAGCCACCGGGTCCGGCCTGCACCGGCCCGTCCTGGTGCTGGGCGACGCGGGCAGCGGCGAGGCCCTGGAGTGGTGGATGGGCACCGCGCGCGTCAGCGGCGAGGACTTCACCTACTCCCTGATGGAGTCACCATGAGGCAGCTTTCCCAGCAGGAGCAGGCCACCCTTCTCGCGGGCAACTACGGCACGCACCTGCGCGTCCGCGTGCACCGGACGGACGCGAGCACCGTGGACCTCGCCAGCTTCCTGGGTCGCGACTGGATGATGGGGGCCACGGTGAGCCAGAGCGTGGACACCCCCGTCGCACAAGCCACCGTCACCGTCCGGCGCAACGGGCCCGGCGGCGTCGTCTCACTGTCGCCGCTGGTGGGCTCCAGCCCGGCGAACCGCGGGCCTACGGGGCTCCTTGAGCCGCTCCTGCAGGAAGGGCGCATCTTCCGTCTCGACGTGCAGTGCACGCCGGGCACGCCCCCCACGCCTGGCGGCTGGCGCGAGGCTTTCATCGGGCGCATCGACGAGGTGGACGCCGCCGCCGAGGAGCTCACCTTCAGTGGGCGCGACCTGTCGAGCGCGTTCCAAGACAGCTTCATCGAGTTGGAGCGCAACTACGGCAACGCCACAGTGGGCGTCGCCGTGCAGGACGTGATGGTGTCCATCATCAGCGACAACGTCCCCAACGGATTCGGCCCCGGCTTCTACTGCCCCGTGGACCCCATGTGGCAGTTGGGCCGCTTCACGCAGCAACGGCAGTCGGTGGGCGAGGCCCTGAACGCCCTGGCCGCGCAGTTGGGCTGGGAGGTGCGCCTGCGCTGGCGCGAGGGGCACGGCTGGTACCTCTACCTCCAGAGCCCGGAGCGCATCGGCGCGTCTGTCGTGTGGACCGTGGGCCCGGACGAGTACGGAGAACTCGGCCAGGTGCGGCGCTCGCTGGAGCACATCCGCAACGCGGTGGAGGTGGTGTACTGGGACCGCAACGACCTCGACGCCACCGGCATGCCCAAGCGCAAGACGGTGATAAGCCTCAACCCCACGAGCATCGCCACTGTTGGGCGACGCTTCATGCAGGTGGCGGAGGCGAGCACCAGCAACATCAACACCGCCGTGGAGGCCCAGCGCCTGGCGGACGTGGCGATTGCCGACCTCTCGGACTCGGCCCTGGAGGTGGAAGTCGAGGTGCCGTACCTCTGGCACCTCGAAATCCACGACGTCCTGCGCGTCCTGCCGGACGGCGTCTCCCTCAGCGAGGCCCAGGAGCTGGCCATCGTCGGGCTGGACTGCTCCTTCGCGGAGGGCGTCGCGAAGACGACGGTGAAGCTGTGCGGCCGCCCGGCTACCTCCCGCGTCGAATGGATGGCCAGGGAGGCTGTCCCCTCCACCAACGCATCGGCGGCCGTGCGCAGCATCCAGCCCCAGGCCAAGATGCTGGGCCCCGACGCGCCCACCGAGCTGGCGCCCACCTCCACCGTCAACGGCTTCGCGCTCAGCTTCAAGCCGCCCGCCGCCGGGCCGGCGTGGGACTCCTTCGAGCTTCACCTCTCAACCTCGGCGGGCTTCGCGCCCAGCAACGCCACCCTCAAGGCCGCAGCGTCCGCAACGCGCTTCGAGGTAGCCGACCTGGTGCCCGGCACGAAGCACTACGCGGTGGTGCGCGGACGCGACGCGCACGGCAACGTCGGGCCCGCCTCTGCGCAGGTGGAGTTGGCGCCGCGGTACGTTGAGCCACGGCTCATCACGCCGATGGTCAACTTTGCCGTTGCCCCCCTGAATTACGATTTTGAAGCCCAAGCGTCTCCTGCCACCCCCCCTGATAACTGGATAATTGAGGAAGGTGTATGGGGGGTGGATGTCGTAGTGACCTCGGACGCAGTGAGCGGAAGCAAGGCACTCCAATTCCAAGGCAGTGATGCTGTTGTCGTCTCACAGGCATTCTCGGTACGTCCGGGGCTCCGCTACTCTCTCGACATATTTGCCAAAGGGAGCGCCGCCGCACTCCTCATCTATGCGCTTGAGTGGCTGGATGCAGTAGGTGCCCCACTCTCGGCGACCTACTTCCACGCAACGTTCAGCAACGAGCCCTGGCGGCGACATGCATACGCTGGGCAATCACCTGAGGGCGCGCGGTTCGTGCGGGCCCGACTACAGTCGGTCCTGGGCGCGACAGGGAGGACCATCCAAGTAGATTCCGTGCAGATCGACCTCGCGGAGCTCGTGCAGGAAGGGGCTCGGTCCCCGTTTATCTTTCATGGGAACTGGGAGAGCGACACATCGGACGGAAGAGGCCCCGCCACCCACTACAAAGACAGCAGCGGGAGAGTTCATCTTGAGGGCAGAATCACCGGGGGCACCGTCGGAAGCGATGCCCTGACGCTTTACCCTGGATGCTACCCGCCCTACACGCGCGACTTCGGGGTCGCCACGGCAACGGGGTATGGGCGCGTGACGGTCTCACCGAGTGGCACAGTCGTGCTCGCATCAGGCTCGCCCACATGGGTCAGCCTGAACGGAATCTCTTTCCGCGCGAGATAGTCACTCTGCGGCAGTGCAGTGCATCCGGGCTCCATTGGGCGCCTGCGCATCAGAGAAAGTCGCGATGCACTTCGTACCAGGTGAGAAGGGCGTAAAGTCATAGCCCCCGCCCGACTCGATGAGCCCGCCCACCTCGCGCAGGGTGTGGGCGTTCGTCACGACCCGCGCACCCCCAGCGGCATTCACCACCGCAGGGAACGTCAGCGTTGTGTGCGGCTCAATGGTCTGAATCGTCTCCCACGTCCCCATCACCCGGCTCACTCTGTTGTCGCCGGTCCACGGGCCGAGGATGGTCACATTCACGCGCGCTAGCCGTGGCACCGAACCGGTGTTTTCGATGACGACGTCGACGGGACCTGGAGCCGCCTGGGTATCCCCCTTGGCACCAACGAGTACGTCCCCAAGGCCAGCACCCTCCATGCCTCCAGTGTCGGAACGATTGCCCGTCTCCTGGTTCCCGGGCTCACACGCAGTGAGGAACGACAGAGCGGCAACGGCGGCAAGGAGTTGGCGGACCAAGGGCACCCCCGGAGTGAGACAACAGGCCTAGCACCGGGAGTCCTGGCGGGGCAACGGGGTCAAGCCCGCCCTCAGCAGGTACTTGTCATTCAGTGCAGGAGGGAGCGCATGTCACTATGTACGACTTGCGGCGCCGAATCTCCGTCACGGTGAGGCTCCCCTGCCCTGGAGGGACGCGGCGACGGCACCTGGCGCAGGTCGCCGCCCGCCGATTCGGCCGCGCACCGGCTTGCGCCTCACGGCAGGCCCGCTCCAGGTGGCGTGTCCCGGTGGCGGACTCGAACCAGCACATCTCGCCCTTGCGGATGCGCGCGCCGCACCCGGCGGCCGTGCAGGTGCCGGCCTTGGCCGCGACAATCATGGGCACGGCAGCGGCGCCTCCAGCAGTTGGCGCAGCTTGCGCAGCCCAGCTGCTCGAAGCTTGCGTACCCTCGCGACGGGCAGCCGCCACTCCGCGGCCAGCGTCCGCTCCGCCATGGCCCGGGAGCCCGGCTGGCCCACGCCCACGGTCGCCGACACCACCAGGCGCTGGAGCCGTGGCAGGCCGTGGAGGGCAATCATCGCCCGTGCCTGGAGTACTCCGCGGTCCCGGCCCTCTGGGCTGTCGGCGAGTCCCAGCAGCTCCTCCACGGGCATGGCCGAGTGCACGGTGCCATCGCCCAGGGCGTGCGCGGTGGCGGCCTCGAGGCCCTCCGCGGCGAGCGCGTCCGCCACGGACACCTCGGCCTCCCGAGCGGCCTTCTTCGCGCGGCGCAGGGTCTTGCGGGCGTGGTCCGTGACGTAGACGGGCGAGCGCTCCCGCGTGGCCGCGAGGACCATCGCCTGGCGCCCCAGGCGCATCGCGTGGGCGGGGAAGGCCGACCGGCCAGCGCCGGCCAGGCCAGGCATGAAGGGGTGGCGCCGCTGCCGGTGGAAGACGGCGAGGAGCCCCTCCTGGACCAGGTCATGGGCGGACACGTCCCACTCGCGGGCCACCGAGTGCGCGACGCGCACCAGGTGCGGCCGAACGAGCTCCGCGAGACGGGACTCCGCGCGCCTCGCCTCCCGGCAGGCCGTGGGCAGCTCGCGCAGCAGGTGCAGCAGCAACTCCATCTCCTCCTCGGCGGAGGGAGGCTCGGTGAGAGTGTCCGCCCGGGTGGGCGCGGAAGGCGGGGGCAGCGGAACGGCACAGGTCGTCATCGCGAGGCTCCTCCGTGCTGGACGACAGAACGACGCGGGCCGGACACAGCCTCAGCGCGCAGCGAGGAGGCCCATGCGTCGAAGAGCGGCTGCATCTTGAGGACGCACTGACGGACGCCCTCGCGCGTCATCTCCAGCTCACGGGCGAGGGCATCAAGCGTCGCGCCGTGGAAGGAGTAGCGGATGAACACGGCAGCATCGCGCCGCGCCCTCGTCACGTCTGCCGGGGTTTCCCGCTGAGAGCGTCGCATCTTGCGACGAGCGAGCTCTGCTTGCGCGCCAGCCGCCAGGGTTGTGCAGTCGAGCTGCAGGGCCGGGTCCGTAAACGGGCCAGGAAGCAGGTCGTACAGCGTGCAGCCGTCGTCGCTGAGCTCCGCATCCAGGCTCAGACACACAGGCGGCGGAGACTGGCGCAGGTGTGACTTACGCCGGACCTGGGCGACGCCACGCGAGCCCCGCCGCTTGAAGGCTTGAAGCTGCGCGACCACCCACCATGAGACACAGCTCGCGATGCTGCCCCGCTCGGGCTCCCAGCGCCGACAGCCCTCTACGAGCCCCACCATCGCCTCGGCGAGGACGTCGTCCTCGTACCGGCGCAGGTGCGCGGACTTGCGAAGGAAGGCCCAGGCAATCTTGTAAGCCATGGGCTGCCATTGGAGGCAAAGCGCCTGCTGCTCGTCGTTGAGGGGAGGAAGGGCGCAGGTCACCGGTCACCTCGCTTGTAGGAGGCAGCGGAGGCGAGGTCGGCCAGCGACTTCGGCAGGCGCAGGCGAGCTTTCGCCGCCCGGTTCTTGTTCCGGGTCCGCCGGGCCTTCGCGGCACGCTCAGCCTTCGCTCGTCGATGCGCGGCGGCCTCCTCCGGCGTGGCGAATCGGGCGGCCGTGGCCAGCACCTCCGCCCGCGGCGAGGGCTTATCGTCGTCGCGGGTTGCGTCGATGTGGACAACCTGCTCGTCGTCCAGCCAGGCCACGCCATTGAGGGCGTCGTTCAACACCTTAAGCGTGTTGTCCAGGTCCCCCATCCGCTTCGGGCGGTACACCGTGACGGTGAGGCGCACGGGGCCGAAGAGCGGCTGCACCTTCGCGCGCGCCGCCACGTGAGCGACTGCCGCCTTGTAGCGCTCCGCTTCGTCGGAGGGCACCAGGCCCCGCCCCTTCGAGGGCTTCCAGTACGTGTTCGCGCTCGGTGGGTACGGCAGCGTCAGCCGCACCTCACACGCAGCGACTTCTGTGGCCTCGGGTGCAGTGCAGTTCATGACTGCAACCGGTAGCGCGTCTGAAAAAAGGTTCAAAAAGTGCGGCGCGGGACGCCACTGTGGAGCGGGAGGCTCATGTCGCGGCTTCCTCCTCCTCGGGCATGAGCACCCGCTGGATGCGCAGATGCAGTCGCGCCTCCAGGACATGGGACTCGCAGCCACAGGAGCCGCACTCCACCTTGCGCCCCAGATCGCCGACCCGCTCGACCAGCGACGTCGCATCCTCCGCAGCCAGGTGGGTGAAGTCGCCGAACGTGCCGCACCATGGGCAACGGAGGCTGAAGACGTCCCCCTCCTGGACGGCCGTCTCCGCGCAGAGCTGGCAGAAGTCGGCGTCCTCGATAGCGCTCTCCATGCATGGCAGCGTGGCGCCGTCGTCCGCCACGGTGACGGTGGAGCACTGGCGTGTCACTGGAGCACCCCAGCCGCAGCTCCCGCGGGCTGCTGGTCCGGCTCGTGGAAGTGGACGCGGAAGCCGAGCGCCCTGGCGTGCTCCATCAGCTCGACGTCCCACGAGTGCTCCGCGATCCAGGTCCGTGCGTACCTGTCGCGGAGGCGCAGGTGCAGCCCGGCATCATCCAGCCGCACCGGCACCACCATGCCGGGGAGCTTCCCGGCCGCGTAGTGGAGCTTCCTGCCTCGCATCGCATCCAGGACCTGGCCCAGGGCCCGGCCCTCGGGCGTGTCCGGCAACTCCTCGAGGCCGCCGTCCTCGCCGCGGCCCACGCTGAGGTCGGCTCGGCGCCGAGCATCAGCGGGGGTTCGGGCCTGAGCAGGTGCAGAGCCCTCGTGCTGTCCTGGGATGTGCTGGGACCAGATGTGGTCGGCGATGAATGCGCTGGCCGGGCACCGAGTCCGGAGATTGATCGCCCACGGGTCCGCGAACCAGCGCCGGCACGTCTCGCGGAGCTTCTCGACGTCGCCGCCGATGAGCGGATGGGCGAGCGCGCGGGCAAACCAGTCCGACCACCGCGGCATCAGCTTCGGGGGCAGCGGGTCCACCGCGCTTGGGTGGAAGCGCCGCCGCTCCTCCTCGTACCAGCCGAGGAACTCCTTGTCGGGGCTGGGCGTGGTGGGCTCCTTCCACGACGCCTTGCGGACAGCGGGCGGCTTCGCGGCGGCTGCTGACGTGCCCCCCGGGGGGACAATCGAGGGGGACATGTCCCCGGGGGACAGGGGGACATGCTGCGGGGGGGACACCTCGCGCGCGCTTTCAGCAGCAGCTTCTTTTCTCTTCGCTTGATTCCCTCTCAGTCGACGCTTCCTCACTGCTTCTTTCGTCATCGACAGCGGCTTCTTCGTCTTTCCTGCTGCTGCTGATCCCCCCTTCCCCCCCTTAGCGGCACCTGTCCCCCCGGGGAC